CTCTGATATTTCTCCGGGGGTTATATTTGGAAACCGTTTTTGACCTCCTTTACCCAGTGATTAGGCGGTTGTAGGCCTCCTCGTGTTTCTCCTTTCGGCGATTGGCCCATTGTACCTCCTTAGATTTGCGTATACCCTCTTACTACAACCGCCTAATCACTGTGCAAAGTGGGCCAATACTACGTATATTTAGGCCTTAATGTGCATGGAAGGAGAGAAACACATATGGCAAAGTCAAGGAAAACGACTAACAAACAGCCAATGCCTTTTACTCCGGCCCTATCACCAGAGGCTAGAGAGAACCAAATGATAGCGTTGGCCGAACAGTTAGCCATGCAACAGCTGATGGACGGGACCGCATCGGCCTCAACCATCAACCATTACCTCAAACTAGGCTCAACAAGGGAGAGGTTAGAGAAAGAGATATTGTCTAAGCAGCGTGAACTGATCACGGCAAAGACGGAGGCGATTCAGTCCGCAAAGGAAGTTGAAGAACTGTACAAGAATGCATTGTCGGCGATGAAGTCCTATGCATATTCTGTGGAGAGTGACGACGATGATCCCAACTTATGAGAAGAGCTACACCGGAATGCAAAAGCTTGAGACGTTCGAGGAGCGCTTCAGATATTTAAAGCTGAAAGGCGCTGTTGGGGAGTCCACCTTTGGGTTCAACCGATATTTGAACCAGGCTTTTTACACTTCCAAGGAATGGAAGCAAGCTCGGAACACCGTGATAGCCAGAGACGAAGGGTGCGATCTTGGAGTTCCAGGCAGAGAGATAGCCGGAAAGGTGTACATTCACCACATCAACCCTTTGACCGAGCACGATATTTTGGCTCGAGACTATAAGCTGTTTGATCCGGAGAACTTAGTGTGCGTATCGAAGAGAACACACGATGCTATCCATTACGGCGACGAATCCCTGTTGATATTAGATCCTGTTGAGCGAAAACCAAACGATACTTGTCCCTGGAGGAAATGATGGAAGATAGCATTTTAGTAAGTATTAAGAAGCTTCTTGGACTTGGCGTAGATTACACCCCGTTCGATCCAGACATTATTATGCACATCAACTCTGCGCTGTTTGTGATGAACCAACTTGGTGTGGGACCGGCCAAGCCATTTAAAATCACCGGAGCCGGAGAGATGTGGTCTGACTTTGTTGACGACGGAGAGGTCGAGGCCGTTAAAGATGCAATCTTCATTAGAGTCAAGATCGCGTTCGATCCTCCGCAGAGCTCCTTTGCTCTTGAAGCGTTGAAAGAACAGCTCAAAGAGTACGAATGGCGCTTAAATGTTCAAGTAGATTAAAAGTATAGGAGAGCGAGGTGCGCATCATGACCTATGAGACCAACTACCTGGCACACCATGGCATTCTTGGAATGAAATGGGGCGTTAGGAGATTCCAGCGCAAAGATGGGAGCCTTACTCCTGCTGGAGAAAGGCGTCTTAAGAAAGCGCAAAAGACCGTTTCGGAGCTGAGTTCCAATAGAACTCGCAAAGACATGACGGCAGAAGAAAAAGAGGCTAGAAAGAAGAAGATCCTTGCCTCTGGTTCCGCAAAAGACATTATGGCTATCCGGGGCGAGCTTACAACGGATGAGCTTAAGGAGGCTAACGAGCGTCTTAAAGTTCTTAACGATATTGCCAGTAAGGCCCCAAAAGAAAAAACAACCGAAGAAAAGCTTGCGTCCATTGCCAACAAGGCTAAAAGCGTTGGGAGCCTTATCGAAACTGGCGTTAATGCTACCAGCAAGCTTAAAGAGCTAGCCGACAAATTCGATAAAGAAAAGCAGGCTAAAGAAGCCACTCAGAAAGCGCAAGATAGGGCTATCGAGTTGAAAAAGAGGCAGCTTGAGTTTGAAAAACTCGCTGCTGAAATTGAGGGAACAAAAGCTCGGACCAGGATCAGTAACGCTACGGCTGAGTCAAACGAGTGGAAAAACAGACAGACTGCTAAAGAATGGCGAAACAATCAGTCTGAAAACGAACGTAAAATCTCATCCTACGCCGCTAAAGCTGCTGCTGACTTCTTCAGAGACAACAAGATCTGGGAGACCAAAGCCACTACAACAGAAGGCGTCAAGTCGGCTTCTAAGACTTTTGTTGACCTCCAGCAGTCGCTTTCAGATCTGCTCGGTCAGATTGACATGGATGATGTAAAGAAAATGTTTGGAGGTTAACCAGCAATGATGTCTAATACTGCCGAGCCGATTTACTATGGTCAGTTCCGGCAGTCGGTTTTACGGGGAGAAATCGTTGTCAATCAAGAGATTTCGATGGAGATGAACCGAATCGACGCGCTGGTTAGAGACCCTAGATTTTTCTACGATCCTGAGCCAGTCGAACGATGGATTAGATATTGTGAATCGGAGATGACCCTGACCGATGGCTCCGACCTTAAGCTCCTTGACAGCTTTAAGCTTTGGGGCGAGCAGGTGTTTGGGTGGTATTACTACATCGAGCGGACCGTCTACGAGCCAAATCCAGATGGCCACGGTGGCCGTTATATTCGTAAGCACATTAAAAAGCGGCTGGTTAACAAGCAATACCTCATTGTAGGACGAGGCGCGGCGAAATCGCTTTATGGATCGTGTATTCAAAGTTATTTTTTGAATGCGGACACGACTACGACGTACCAGATGACTACGGCTCCTACAATGAAACAAGCAGACGAAATAATGTCCCCGATTCGTACAGCTATAACGAGAGCTAGGGGACCGCTGTTCCAGTTTCTTACAGAAGGATCTCTTCAAAACACGACTGGGTCAAAAGCTAGAAGACAAAAACTAGCTTCTACAAAGAAGGGAATCGAGAACTTCTTAACCGGCTCTCTTCTGGAGATTCGACCAATGTCTATTGCTAAGCTCCAGGGAATGAGACCAAAAGTCGCAACCGTGGACGAGTGGCTTTCCGGAGATATTCGAGAGGACCCTATAGGGGCAATCGAGCAAGGCGCATCCAAGCATGACGATTGGCTTATCGTAGCTACAAGTTCAGAAGGAACAGTACGAAACGGCAGCGGAGATACGATCAAACTGGAGCTAATGAGCATCCTTAAAGGGGAATACTACAATCCACACGTATCGATATTTTACTACAGGCTCGATTCCGTCGACGAGGTGGCCGATCCAGCAATGTGGATCAAAGCAAACCCGAATCTTGGCAGAACTGTTACGTATGAGACGTATCAGCTGGACGTGGAGAGAGCTGAAAAAGCCCCAGCCACAAGGAACGATATTTTAGCTAAAAGATTCGGAATCCCACTGGAGGGCTACACATATTTCTTTACGTACGACGAGACTCAACCGCACCGCAAACGAGACTATTGGCAGATGCCGTGCGCCATGGGAGTCGATTTGTCACAGGGTGATGACTTCTGTGCGTTTACTTTTTTGTTTCCTTTGCAAGGAGATTGCTTTGGCGTTAAGACCAGGAGCTACATTACATCCTCAACGCTAAACAAGCTGCCTATGGCCATGCGCCTTAAGTATGAGGAATTCATGGCAGAGGGAAGTTTAATGGTCTTGGAAGGAACGGTTCTTGACATGATACAGGTCTACGAGGATCTCGACGAGCACATCCAGCAAATGGGTTACGACGTCCGATGCATGGGGTACGACCCGTATAATGCTAAGGATTTCGTTGAGCGATGGCAGACCGAGAACGGCCCGTTTGGAATTGTTAAAGTTATTCAGGGTGCTAAAACCGAGTCAGTTCCTCTCGGGGAGCTGAAGAAGCTGGCAGAGGAAAGGCTCTTGCTATTCGACGAAGAGCTCATGACTTTTGCTATGGGTAACTGTATAACACTTGAGGACACAAACGGAAATCGTAAGCTGTACAAGAAACGTTCAGACCAAAAGATTGATAATGTAGCGGCTATGATGGACGCATACGTTGCTTACAAACTAAATCGGGAGGCATTCGAATAGTATGTGTAAAACTATATTTAGAGAAGGAGATGCACCATGGCATTAAAGTCTGTAATAACGATTAAAGACAGTTTTGAGAAACAATTTCAGGACAGAGAAGTAGTAGCTATATACAACTTTTCAAGTGGGCAATTTTTAGTAGAAGCGCCTCACAAAGGAGTTGAAAAAGATATTAGCGATCCGTTCTACATTGTTACTCAAGATCCTTTTAAGGTCGCTGAATTTTCGCCAATGATGGACCTGGAGGCGTTTTTTAAAGCTGTTGATGGGGGTTCATTACTGTGAGATACGAACATAACCCAAACAACAATTACCTAGCCCATCACGGCATCAAAGGCCAGAAATGGGGAGTTAGACGGTTTCAGAACCCGGATGGGACTCTTACGGATGCTGGAAAGGCTCGGTATAGGAAAGAGAACGACTTCGCGCTTGAGGTGCTTGCCGTTGAGACAATAGGTAGTCTAGCTTTTGCAGGCGTTGTGGCCGCAGCAGCAGGCATAAATGCGCAGGCAGCTAAAAACCTGGAGAAGCGGATACTAAAGCATCGAGAAGAAGAGCCCATAGACGAAAAAACAGGACTGCACCTCAAAGACAAAGAGATGACTTCCAAGGAAGACGCGAAGGTCACGAATCTCGGTAGAAGGCGGGTCAACTCCGAAATTCTTGAGGGCTCCAGTCACAACTGTGCTCTGTGCTCGGCGGCGTATGACCTCAGAAGAAGAGGATTTGATGTTATGGCAGAACGATCCGGTAGTGGGTTTACTGATTCCGAGATAACGTCCTGGTACAAAAACGCAGAGCCAAAGCCAATGTCCGGAAGAGATGAAAGAGGCTTGGCATCCACAAGCGCTTTGATTAAACAATACAAGGAAGCTATGCTTTCGGGAGGCCCTGGAAGCAGAGGTATTGTTACTGTTGGTTGGAAAGGAACTTTCTCCGGGCACGCCATGTCTTATGAGGTCGACAAAAACGGGAACCTCTCGATCGTAGACGCGCAATCCGCCACTATTTATTCAAAGCAATCGATAGACTCGCTGTTGTCAAGGTGCTCTTATGATTGCGGAATGGTCTTAAGAACTGACAATATTGAACCCGATTGGGATAAGATCAAACAAACATACAGATAAGGGCTAGATGATAAGTATGGTATATGAATCAAGATATTTAGCCCATCACGGCATTAAAGGCCAGCGCTGGGGCGTTCGTCGATACCAGAATCCAGATGGAACTTTAACGGAGGCTGGAAAGAAGTACGTAAGATGGTGCTTTCTGGCCTTTCCAAGAAAGAGGCCACAAGGATATTCAGAACCGAGTACGTCGATTCGTCTAGTGACCAAAAAGGTTCCAGAAAGATGGCCGAGAAGTATCTTCAGTTGTATGACGATTTAACATTTGTGCAATTTGTCGATATGCTATCAACAAAGGAGCTTAAAGATGTTGTCCAGAACGGAAAACTTTATGCCATGTCAGAAGATCATATCCGTTCGGTTCAGGAAGAACTTGATCGCAGGAATACAGCATGAATCAGAAACGGAAGTAACCTATGGCTAAACTAACAGAACGACTCCAGCATGCCTGGAATGCATTTTTCAGTAGAGACCCCACGCCCAGGCAGCAGCAAGATTTTGGGGAAGCATTTTATTATCGTCCGGATCGCCCGAGATTGACTCATGGAAATGAGCGGTCTCTCGTGTCTGCGGTGTTCAATCGCATAGCGATGGACGTTTCGGCCATCGACATTAGGCACGTGCGGCTTGATGAAAACGGCCGTTATGAGGAAGACATCGAAGACGGACTTGACTATTGCGTGTCACAAGAGGCGAACCTGGACCAGACCGGAAGGGCCTTTATTCAGGATGTCGTAATGTCTATGTTCGACGAAGGCGTTGTTGCGGTTGTTCCTACTGAGACCAACGCCAACATTCGCGTGACAAATTCCTACGATATTTTCTCAATGAGAACCGGCAGGATCGTTCAATGGTATCCGCGTCACGTTAAGGTCAAAGTTTACAACGAGTGGACTGGCAAAAAAGAAGAAATCACTCTTCCGAAAGAGTCCGTTGCGATCATTGAGAACCCGTTCTATTCAGTAATGAACGAGCCAAACTCGACGCTTAAGCGACTGATGCGGAAGCTCGCATTGCTGGATATTATCGACGAAACAACCGGTTCTGGGAAACTTGACCTGATCATTCAGCTTCCATATGTCATCAAGACAGAGGCTCGAAGGGACCAGGCCAACAAGAGGCGCGAAGAGATCGAAAGGCAGCTTGCGGGCTCTAGGTACGGCATTGCCTACACTGACGGAACCGAGCACATCGTTCAGCTCAATCGATCCCTGGACAACAACCTTCAGGCACAGATCGAATATTTGTTCAAGCTTTTGTACAGCCAGCTTGGTATCACAGAAGAAATTATGAATGGCTCCGCAGACGAGCAGGTAATGAATAATTACTACACTCGCACTGTGGAACCAATACTCGCTAACATCGTAGATGAGTTCAAGCGTAAATTCCTTACCAAGACTGCCAGATCGCAAAAGCAATCTATTCTGTTCTTCCGAGATCCGTTTAAGCTTATGCCGACGAGTAACGTCGCTGAGATTGCTGATAAGTTTACTCGAAACGAGATCATGACTTCTAATGAAATCAGGCAGATCGTAGGCATGAAGCCGTCCGATGATCCTGCGGCTGACGAGCTCCGTAATAAGAACTTAAGTCAGTCAAAGGAAGAAATTGAGGCTGAGCTTCCTCTCGAGGAAAAAGCTGTAGAAGAGGAAGTTGAGGAGAAGAAGCCATAAGGAGATAAAAATTCAAAATGGATAAGAAATACGATTTTAGTGGCTGGGCCACAGTGAATGATCTTGAGTGCTCCGACGGAAGAACCATCCGAGACGGGGCATTTAAAGATAATGACGGTAAAGTTGTACCTCTTGTCTGGAATCATGATCATAACGATCCTAACAACGTGCTCGGTCACGCTTTGTTGGAGTATGTGCCAAAGCGCGGGATGCGTGCTTACGCCACTTTCAACTCTAGCGAAAATGGAGCTGTTGCCAAGGAGCTCGTCGATCACGGAGATGTTGTGTCTCTGTCCATTTGGGCGAATAAGCTCAAACAGATCGGCGGAAACGTTATGCATGGCGACATTAAAGAGGTTAGCCTGGTTTTATCAGGCGCGAATCCCGGCGCTTACATCGACACGGTGTCCATCGCGCATAGCGAAGGCGCCGAAGATGAAGAAGAGGCTGTGATTTATACTGGCGAGGGTATCGAACTAAGCCATTCCGATGCCGAAGACGCTAAAGAATCCGAACCCAAGGAGGAAAAGAAAGAAATGGCAGAAGAAAAGAAAGAGAAGACCGTCAAAGACGTGTTCGATACTCTCACCGAAGAGCAGAAGACGGTCGTTTATGCGCTGATCGGACAGGCGCTAGAAGATGCAAGGTCCGGAAATGATGATGAAGGAGAGAAAGAAATGAAGCACAATGTTTTCGACAATGAGAACGAGAACCAGCAGGACGTCCTGAGCCATTCCGAGCAGACCGCGATTATTAGCGACCTTAAGCGCTATGGAAGCCTGCGTGACAGCGTTATTGCGCACACTGACGATGAGACAACTGTCACCTACCCGTATGGTATTGAGAATATGGACTATCTGATGCCTGAGTATCGCAACCTCAATACTCCGCCGGAGTTTATCAAGAGAGATACCGGTTGGGTAGCGAAGGTCATGGCAGGCGTTCATCACACCCCGTTCAGCCGCATCAAGAGCATGTTTGCTAACATCACCGAAGATGAGGCTCGTGCCAAGGGTAACCTAGTGGCACATATGAAGAAAGAGGAAGTGTTCTCTCTGCTTAAGAGAACGACCGATCCTCAGACCGTGTATAAGAAGCAGAAGTTCGATCGAGACGACCTGATCGACATCACCGACTTCGACGTTGTCGCTTGGGTTAAGAGCGAGATGAGAATGATGCTGGACGAAGAGCTGGCTCGCGCGTATCTGATCGGCGACGGCCGTCTGTCCTCGGACGACGACAAGATCCAGGAGAACCACATCCGTCCTATCTACAACGACGCGGACCTGTTCACCGTCAAGGTTCCGGTTGTTGTTGATGCGACCAACGACGACGCCGATGCTGTTGCTAAGAAGTTCCTTCGTGCCTGCATCAAGGCGCGTAAGTACTACAAGGGCTCCGGCAACCCCACCCTGTTTACCACGGAGGATATGCTGTCCGACATGCTGCTTCTTGAAGACGGTATCGGCCACCTTCTGTACCCCACCGAAAGCGCTCTCGCCACCACGCTGCGTGTTAAGGAGATCGTCACGGTTCCTCAGATGGAGAATCTTACCTTTAACAACGGCGAAGTATTCGGCATTATCGTAAACCTTGCCGACTACAATGTAGGCGCGGACAAGGGCGGAGCGATCAACATGTTCGATGATTTTGACATCGACTACAACCAGCAGAAGTATCTGATCGAGACTCGTTGCTCTGGAGCGCTTATCAAGCCTTACTCTGCCATGACGATTTACGCCACTGAGGCCGAGTCCGAGGGCAACGGCGAATAATTCAAAATGGAGTAACGAATGGCCAAGTATTACGGAAAAGTAGGGTTTGTTCTTCCAGAAGAGACCGCTAAAGGCGTCTGGACTGAGCAGCCAAAAGAATACTCATACTTTGGGGACGTAACTCGTAACAGCAAGCGCTTGGAGAATGGCGTTGGCTTGAACGATGATATTTCGATTAGCAACACCATCAGCATCGTTGCTGATCAGTTCGCATACGAACACTTCTTTGCCATTCGATACATTAAATGGATGGGGACTGCTTGGAAAGTTAACTCGGTAGAGGTCCAGCGTCCCCGTCTGATTTTAACGATCGGGGGTGTCTACAATGGGGACACGGCTTGAATTGCAAGACGTTCTTGAGAGCGTTCTCGGATCGACAAACGTATATTTTCAGCCACCTGAAAGCGTTCGTATAAAATACGATGCGATCATTTATAACCGAGATATGATCAGCCCCGAGTATGCTGATAACAGCCCGTACCAGCTTTATGACAGATATTCTGTAACAGCTGTGTACAGGGACCCAGACAGCGACTTACCACATAAACTGGCGTTGCTGCCACTATGCCGGCATAACCGGCACTACACGTCCGATAATCTCAATCACGACGTGTTTGAACTATACTTTTAATGGAGGAAAATAATCATGGCTAATCTTATTACCTGGGATGAAACTGGATCACGTACGTTCGAGACTGGTGTGGACCATGGCGTTCTGTACGTATACGATACCACCGGCGTCACAGTCGAAAATGTAGTCTACAACTATGCAAATGGCGTCGCCTGGAACGGTCTTACCGGTGTTACTGAAAGCCCCTCTGGTGCTGAAGCCACCGCTCTGTACGCGGATAACATCAAGTATCTCAACCTGATCTCCGCTGAGGAATTCGGAGCGACCATCGAAGCCTACACCTATCCCGACGAGTTTATGCAGTGCGACGGTTCTGCTGAACTCGGAGCAGGAACCGGAGTTTATGTAGGTCAGCAGCCTCGCAAGACCTTTGGTCTGTGCTATCGCACCGTTATCGGTAACGACACTGACGGTAATGATCATGGCTACAAGCTGCATCTTATCTATGGCGCTCTGGCAGCTCCTTCTGAGCGTGCCTATGCGACTATTAATGACAGCCCCGAGGCTATTACGTTCTCTTGGGAAGTCTCCACGACTCCTGTTAACGTGACCGACCATAAACCCACGGCTTGTCTGACTATCGACTCTACTAAGGCCGATGCCACTAAGCTTGCTGCGCTTGAAGCACTTCTGTACGGTACGGCGGCCGCCGGATCTGCCGAAGCAGTTCCCGCTGTTCTGCCCCTTCCTGACAAGGTCGCAGAGCTTCTCGGCTAATAATCTGCCATTCGCTGGCAATTTGGGCCGGTCCTAATCGATCGGCCCTTCTTTTTTTTCAAAATGGAAAGGAGAAACATACTATGTTAAAGAAAACCATTACTTATGAAGATTACAATGGGGTAGAAAGGACTGAGGATTTCTACTTTAATCTTTCTCAGGCTGAGCTGATGGACATGCAGCTTGGCGTTACCGGCGGTTACGCAGAGATGCTGCAGAAGATCATCCAGGCAAAAGACCAGCCGGCTATCGTTGCTATTTTCAAGGAGCTTATTCTTAAGTCGTACGGTGAGAAGAGCGCGGACGGCCGTAGATTCATTAAGAGCAAGGAGCTGTCCGATGAATTCGCTCAGACCGAGGCTTTCTCGGAGTTGTATATGGAACTTGCCACCAGCGACGAAGCCGCGGCGGCGTTCGTAAACGGCGTTATCCCTGCAAAGCTTGCAGCGGAAGTAGAAAAGCAGACTAAGAATGGTACCCTTGTGCCGATGGTATAAATGCTAAAGATATTTATACCGGAAGCAGAGCAATGGGACGAGAATAGACAAGAGTTTTCTTCTCATAGGTCTTATATTTTGGAGTTCGAGCACTCTTTAGAGTCTGTCTCTAGATGGGAATCGTCTCATTGCAAAGCGTTCTTGTCTAAGAAGGACAAAACAAAAGAAGAAACGGAAGACTATATTCGGTGCATGCTTCTCAACGAAGAAGAAGCCGATGGGCTGAAGTATTTAACCAATTCTGACATTGTTGAAATACAGAAGTACATAGAAGCCCCCATGACCGCCGTCTATTTCCACGACGAAAAGAAAAACACGACGCCAAGAGGGGATACCATTACGTCCGAGGTTATCTATTACTGGATGATAGCCTCGAACATTCCTTTTGAATGCCAGAGATGGCATCTTAACCGCTTGCTGGCTTTAATTAGAGTTTGCAGCATAAAGAATGCCCCGAACAACAAGAAGATGTCAAAGAGCGAGCTAGCACGTCGAAATAACGCACTTAACGCGGCTAGAAGAAAACAACTTAATACAAGAGGATGAGGCTTTGTGATTACTTTTAAGCAGCACGGAAACTTTCGTAAGCTTGACAATTTCTTGGAAAGAATGAAAGAATCCGTCAATCTTAGCAGCCTCGACAAATACGGGAGACAAGGCGTTCAACTTTTAATGAACGCCACTCCCGTTGATACCGGCCTTACAGCCAGTTCATGGCGATATGACATAATCAGAGAGAAAGGCCGAGTGCGGCTGGTGTTTGGGAACACAAACATTCAAAATGGAGTGCAAATAGCCGTAATACTACAATACGGACACGCCACCGGAAACGGAGCATGGGTTGAGGGGAGAGATTACATCAATCCTGCAATTCAACCTCTTTTTGACGAAATAGTAGATAATGCATGGGAGGAGGTCCGAAAAGCATGAGCAGAGTGGTAGACAATCGTGTTGTCGAGATGGAGTTCAATAACGCGAGATTCGAGAAAAACGTCGCGACAACAATGTCGACAATCGAGAAGCTTAAAGCCAAACTCG